AGGCGGCGAGTTGTCAGCGGGCGGCTCGTCGGGGTCTGCGTCCGGGTCCGGGTCCGTGGATTGAGCATCCGCGATGGCCATGGCCTGTTCCTGCGATTCCTTCTGGACCAAAGCCAACCGCAACCGTTCCATGTTCCGGTCAAAGTCCTGTGGCTGAATCCCGCCCGCCTCCAGTGCGTCCCAGAGGGTTTCCAGCGACCACACGTTGGCCACATGGAGGTTGAGCAGGGCGGCAATCATGGCGGGGTCAAAGTTCAAGCTCTCGAAGTCTTGGTTCACCTTGATGCTCCCACCCTGTTCCTTCCGGTAGTTGCTGTGATACTGTTGGGCCAACTCCAGACAGTCCTGCATCCCCCGAGCGGCCACGGCCAACGAAGAGTCCTGCTCCGCCTTGTCAATCCGCTTCGCTTCCGCTGTCTCCGCGGACCGCGTTTCGCTCTGGAGCATGGCCAACCCTTGCGCGGCCATCTGCACTTCCAAGTCCTTCAACTCCATCCGTGTCTGCCCCAGTGCACTTCCACTGTGCTCCACGTACTTCACGTCCCCGTCCGGGCCAACGTCAATCCCAACATTGACCGAGATTTCCTGTTCGGTATCCACGGCATTGCGGTTCACAAATACCAGAATGGGAATGGACGCCTTGTGCAAGCTGTGGCGATGGTCACTGCGAACTTGATAATGCGCGATGTTGGTGTATGCGAGGTCCACGAGGGGCGGCACGCTCTGGAGTAGCCCCACCTTCTCCCCGAGGTACGCCACGGCCAACGGAACCTCTGTCTGATTCCGGATAGCGCCTTCTCCCACCATCCGGATAACGCTGTCGCTCCCCGCCCGCCACAGTTGCCACGTGACGAGCGGCGTCACGCCATCCGGATGGTCCACGCGGTAGACCCGGTACTCCACGGCGGATTGTTCCCCGAACTGTCCCCTCGGCTCTGTCACCGCGGTCCGGATGACCACTTGGGTGACCATGGTCTTGCCGTTGACCGTACTGACACGCCAGCTAAGGATGTTTTCCGGGAGGACCATCACCCAATACGGGCGCCAGCCGAGCTTCTGCTCATCCGCCAACGTCATGCCTTCCGGCGTTGGGGGTGCATCCACGAGGATGCACACATGCCCACGCTTCAACCCCTCGTTGAACGCAACCCGGCTGAACACGTCCCCGTGCGTCCCCGCATTGTCCACATTCTCCCAATCCGTGACGAAACTCTTCGGCACATCGTCCCCCAGCACCGGGTCACGCCGAAATACCATCCCGGTCAACCCCTTGACCGTGCGCCCGACGCCGTTGAACAACTCCGTGCTCTGGAGCCTCCGCTCGTACTCCTTCACATCCTCCAGCGGCATCTTGGGGAGGTACTTCTCCTTGAGCGCCCGCACATGCGCGGTGCCAGTGGCAATGTCGGTGACTAGCTCCCACATGGGCGCTTGGGTGAGGTAGGCGCCAGACTTGAAGTTAGGTGAATCAGAGGGGGTGGGAGCGGAGGATGATAACACGCTCTGCTTGGAAGCGCGGTCTGCGGCTTGCTGGAGCGATGTGGACGCCATGAGGACTCCTCGTTAAATACTGACCTTACGAGTCCGCCACGGCACAACCGTGGCCACTTTGTTGAACGCGCCCGCGGCGGCGTCCACTTGGTCATCTGTTTGGTTGCCCGTGTCAGCACTGAAGTTGTGGAGTTCTTCCACAAACGACTTGTTCCACGGAGCCTCGACTAGACGAATATTGCCCGCTTGGACTTGCGCCGCAAGAGGGCGAGCGTTCTCATACTTGCTTCCAGACTTCCGCTCACTGAACGCGGTATGTCCAGCGAGGCGCTTGATGGTCATTTCCGCCGACTCTTTGCCGCCGCTCCCCGGCTCCTGTTCCAGCCAAATCGTGACGCCGCGGCCATCCATGTTGGTCGTGTTCTGAATGACCCGTTCCCGGTCTGCCGACCCCCACTGCCCACGCACCACGTCCAGTACGTAGAACAGGCCATCGGCACCCTTCGCCATGAGCACCCCGACGGTCCAATCCCCGCCGTCCGGCGTCCCGGCCTTGTCCCAGTAGCGCACATGACCGGAGAGGGCGGCGGGCGCTGTGGGCACAACAGGGAACCATGCGCGGTTGAACACCTTGCCACCCGAGGGGCGGATTTTCCAGTTTCCAGACAGCAACCGCTCCCGCTCCACCAACGTCAGGGCTTGGAGGTTGGCGATGTAGCTGGGGTCTGCCTCCATGAGCTTCTTGTTGTCATGGATGGTCGCCGGAATGAACGTGAAGCTCTTGGGCAAACTGGTTGGCCACCGCGCCACTAACTCCTCGGGCGTATCTCCCCAGTGCAACTCACCAAGCTCACGGATGAAATACCGAACGACTCCGGACCGCTCCGGAATAGCTAGACCTGTCTCTTGGTCAATCCACCACTCCACCAAGCCCGCCACGAAGCTGTCCGGGTCCGGGTTCACCGTGGCGCGGATGTAGGGACGGACGCCGCACATGCTTCGGTTTCGGGAGAGCAGGAACCAGAACATGGAGGACTCAAACGACTCCAACTGGTCAAAGCAAATCAGCGGAATCTGTGAACCAGCCCACGCCTTCTTGTCCGCCTCATACTGCATATGGGAAAACTTGATGCGACTTCCCATGGGGAACGTCCATGTCAGGCTTGAGTCCCGACCCTCCCCACCGCAATGCGGGTAGAGCTTATGCGACTCGTCCCACATGCCGCCCTCGTTGCGAAGCTCCGGCCCAACACGGCGAAAGAACACGGCGCCAAAGTCCGGATTCTCCAAATGGCGCATCGGTTCCAGCAGGAGTGCCCACGTCTTGCCACCGCCCGCACCGCCGCCGAAGATGGCAATATCCGCCTCCGTGGCCAGAAAGGCGGTCTGCGGACCCTCTTGAGGGCGAATCTCGACTACATCGGTCGGAATGGGGGTAACCCTTTACCCTTCTTCATGTTGGACCTGCTCTGGGAGCACACGGTCACGGTTATTGTGAGGAATGAGGATGCGGACCGTAGCCTCCGTGGTGATGCTCACAGGCGGCGCCCCCTCTTTCCCGCTCATGGTCCCGTCCACCCTCTCCGGCGTGTTCCAATCCCTTTGACGCCTTGCCTTTAGCCATGCCTGTGCCGCCCGCCAATCCCCCGGAATCTGAGATTGCCAGTTGAGTTGCACTCTCATCTCCGCCTGTAACTCCGCCTCCAGCACAGACTTGAAAAAGTCCCGAAACTTTCCCGAACGTGCTTCCTTCCCTTTCATCATCCAGCGTCGGAATGTCCCGTAGTCAATCTTCGCATACGCGCACGAGGCGCGATAGGTGTTCCCCGCGGAGAGGGCGTCCAGCATACGTTGAGCTTTGCCGCGAATCAGTGCGTCCGGGCGCCCATTTCGACCCTCGCCTTCCCGGCTGGCCCGAGCCGGACGCACCGGGATGGACGTGGGCGCCATGATGCGCTCTGGCACATCCGGCTGGGTCGGTACAGAGACAGGCGCAGTCATTCGTCCCCGCAAAAGCTGGCGGTCGGCATCCCGACAACCGGAGAGGCCAACCGTTCCATGGACACCTTGTTGAACCACGCATCGCCGGAGGGCGGGGCCACGGGGCCAAGGTCCACCCATGAGTGGGACGCCTTGAACACACTCCACATGTGAGCCACCGGAGGGGATGGTTCCTCCGCGACCTTCACAAGATGCATGTGCCACCTGTACGGAAACCGGAACCGAAGGTGAAGCATCGCGTGGCAATAGCGACACACAGCATGGAGATGCGTGAGGTAATCCTCCCACGTGGGACCATACTGCTCTGCGTGCCACATCGTGCCATCCGTCTGCGTGCAAATCTCGCACGCGGGCGGCGTGAGGTACGGCTCCGCGAGGGTGCCATCACGCTCCGCCCGCCGCAGTTCGGCCAGCCGAGCGGCCCGCTGAGGCCCGGTCCAGCCGTTGTAAGTGCCTAGGCTCATATGTGCTTCTCCAGCCATGCGTGGCCATTCGAGAGGGCACGGGTCACGTGCCAACCGCGCTCATTGACCCACCATGAGGGGGAGGACGCGAGTTGAGTGAGTGCGCAACATCCTTGGTCCTGTGCAACGGTCACAAGATGGTCCATGAGGCGTACACTCAAACCCCGGCCTCGATAGTCCGGACGACACCACACACCGCGGATACGACCTTGCCCCCGCCTCACGAGGAGCCCCGCGACGATGTACACGCCGCTCGCATCCCGCATCCCGAACCACTGGGTGGGGACAGATACCGTATCCTTCAATGATACATGGTCCCGTGCGGCGGCTCCGGCAAGGGGTTTGACCGCAGGGTACGCTAGCCGAACAATCATTCGTCCTCAGTGACCAGTGTGGACTCCCCATGAATCCGACCCTCCCGTGGCACCCATGCACGGGAGTAGGGCGCATCCGCGAGGTTGCGGGTCTTAAACAGACTGTTTTGGTGGAGGATTTCCGCTTCCGCTACGGTGCCCCCAATCTCCTTCGCCACCGTAGCGAAGGAGAGGCCATGCACGTCCACGAGTTCTTGGACCATCTCCGCCATCCGCACGGCCACGTGGGTGCCCTTGGCCCGGTTCATCCGCACGGTCATGAGCATGGCGGTGGCGCGGTCCACGTCCAGCACGACCACAGGCACGTGGCGGTCATACTTCTTGAGGAGGGCGGCGGACTGTTGGGCCAGTGTCCAGCGATGGAAGCCGTCCACGATGATACCATCCCGCGACACAATGATGGGTTGTACCCACCCGGTCTGGGTGATGGACCACTCCAAGAGTTTCAGTTCCGCGGTGAACACCACGTTCGGGTTGTAGTTGTTGGCTTCAAGGGTGACGGCATCCACCCACACAACGTTGTCCACAGGGTCACTCATGAGGTGGCTTCCTCGCTGGTCTCGAACGTGCGCCGCTTACGGGAGCCGTCCAGCACGTTGGGTTGAATGGTGCGCTTGAGAACACTGGAGACCAAGTTCTTCAGGAGCCACTCAGGGCTATATCCCGCGGGGTCTTTGAGAGACAGCATTAGGAACTCTTGGAGTCGGTCCTGTGCCATCTGCCGAGCATCCGGCTCCGTGATGTGGTCCATGATGTAGCGGCGGCATCCGTTGAATCCGTCATGGAGATACGGACGGGCAATGGCGTCCCGGTCAAAGTCGGCGTGATACCGTTCCTGCAACGTCATCTCCGGGAAGCTATCGACGACCCGTTGGTAGAAGTCCGGGTCTTGGGTCCGCCAGTAATGAAACCGCTTGGCGGCATCCACGTGCACGGGCGTTGCCACGCGGAGCTTGTTACCCGCGAGGTGCTGGGCATCATAGATACTGGACCACCGGATGCCGGACTCTCCCAGAAACTTCATCACGTCATTTTCCTCCCAATCATAGACGGGCTTCACGGAAAAGACGCGAGGGTTGTTGCCGCCACCCGGCTTGCAGATGTAGTTCTCGTTGAGCTTGTTGACCACGGAGCGATAGCGCACCAATGACTCACTGGCGCGTATCCCCATCATGAACGCAGTACGACCGGGGTAGGGAGCGGCCAACACGTCATCCATCGTGTTCTGCTGGTACAGCCGGATGTCACCGGGGGGCGGACGCAGTGCCCACGGCGGCGGTTGGCGGACCCACGAGTCGCGGCGGTCCTCCCCCCATTGCGCGTAGGTGCCATGGGTGCCGAGCACCCATGTCTGGGACTCCATGGGGTAGCAGTACCACCGCATCCGCACCCACGACTTCTGGCGATACTCATTGACGAAATCCACTACGCTGTCCGGAATGAGTTCTTCGTCCCGGAAAATCACATCCACCGGGAGGCGTCCCAACCGGAGTGCGTGGTCATAGACGAGGTGTAGGAGCGCCAGCGAGTCTTTGCCTCCACTGAACGCCACGACCACGGAATCGAACACGTCATAGACGTGGGCAATCCGCTGGCGGGCCGCTTCCAGCACGGTCTGGTTGATGTAGTGCTTGTACCGGGCCACCGTCAGCCCTGTGCCGCGAGGAACGCATCCAATCGTTTGGCCAGCGTGGTCGCTTCCGGGTATTGCTCCCGCAGGGAGCGCACGAAGGCGTACCACCGGGTCTGTTGGTCCTCGTTGTCAAACACGATGTTGTACTGAATCACGGGTGTATTGGCGGGCTTGGTCGTGACGGCGGGGGTACTCCCCACTCCCGACAGGTCAGGCAACGGGATGGACGCCATGAGGCGGTTGAGGTCGTCCGCTTGGTATCCGGTGCCGAGGAGGCCGGAGGCACCGTTCACCACTTCATTGAGCAGGGCGGAGAGGGCGGCGGGGTCACGGGCGGCCAGTTCCGCGGTGCGGTTGTCCGCCAGCATGATGCGGCGGGCGTGCACGTCATCCACGTCCACGAGCATGACCGGGACGGATTCGGCGCCCATGTCTGCGG